AACCTTGGTCTATAATACTATCTTCTAAATGTTCTAAATGGGTATTAGTACCCTTTGTTACGAATCCTTTAAAACTAAACATTTCTCTCTCATTGTTCCCATAAACAAAATCACACAATCCATTTAATATATCAATTTTATTATACTATATTATTTATAAAAAGTCAAGTCTTTATTAATATATTTTAATGAAGAAGCCATTACTATCACTTATTTTTTTAGCACCGTTTATCATTTTGTTCATAATAGCAGATAAATTTTTTTCATTTTTTACAAAAAAGTGCATTATTTTTAAACCTTGAATTTTCATACACATATTTTTAGCAATCTCAATATTTGATTTTGAAGTTTGAATTAGTTTAACATAATCTTTATATTTTAAAAATCTTTCAGTAAAAACTTTTGAATTTTTAATAACTGTTTCATACATATTGTAAGTTTCTTTAATTTTAGTTTCATCAAAATTTTCAAATGGTTTAGGTGTACCAAAATATTTTATACTATCAATTCTTGCATCCTTATATTGAGCCAATACATTATCAATAATAGATGTACTAATTTTACCTAAACGACCTCCTGTAAGTGTTCCATCGGATGTAATTTCAGTTTGTGCAACACCATAACTATGAGGAAAACCTCTAACTTGTAAAAGAATTTGTTTTCCTGTATCAACATTTTTAAATGTGAATAATCCTATTTCTTTACCTTCGGCAGTTAAATTACAATTAAATTTTTCTATTTTAATATTGTAATCTGATACTTTGGTTTTGCCTGGTATGTTGTTATAATCTACTGATGCTTTTTCTGTAATTAATTGTTTGAGAGAAATAGGATAAAGAATTTTTTTTTCATATAATTTATAAAGTTTATCATTAAATATATTAACTAATCCATCTTTAATTTCATAAGTTTTTACTATTTTTTTTAAATCGTCAGTTACTTTATTTCTTGCTAATTTATTAATTATATAAATGTCTGCTGGATTCCAAGAATCTTTTGATAGTTTTGCTTTTCTCAAAAATAATGTAATAGTATTTGTAAAATCTGATTTATCAGTAGCATCGTGTATTATGTCAAAATTATTTAAAGAACCTACAATTTTATTAACTGCTGGGCGTGTATATTGAAAAGTTAAAAGCCAATCGGCAAAAGCTTCTGGATTATTTACAAATATTGATTGTCCAGTATCTCTAGCATTTTTAATATCTTTTCGTAAAGACATTACTGTGGCTAACTCACCGGCATCTGATAATTGTTTGCCTAAAGCATTTCTTGATGTACCACCCATACCTGAAAATGGAGATTTATCAATATCTATAAATCTAAAAGATTTTTTACCGTCAGTAAATATAGAAACGTGATTATTATTAACTAAAAGTATTTTTGTATATTTTTGAACATCTGTTTGTACTTTTTCTAAATTATCAATATCTTTAGTTTTTTTAAATAAGTAAGACTTGCCATCACTTACTTTGATTTTAATGCCTTTTTTAATTTTTGCTACAATTGATACAATGTATTTTGGTTTGGATAAATCTGCTTTGCTAAATAATGCCATTCATATATTTATAAATGACTATTTAATATTGTCGCAAAGAAATTTAGGTATGCCACCATTGCGTTGCCATTGGCGGTTTGTATTTTGAAATTTAACTAAATCTTCTATATCTTCCTCAAAAAAAGATTGTCTTATTATAGTACCTGTAGGTTGTTCAATGGCCTGCCATAAAATAGTTTTACCTTTTTTAATCATCTTTTTTTCATAAGATAATTGTTCAGATAGATAACCTGGTCTTTTATCACTTTTATGAAACTTTACCTTTTGTCTTTTCATATTTTAAAATCCGAAAACTTATCGTAACTTGTTTTTACAATTACTTCTTTTTGATTACTATCTACAATGTTTTGTGCATTGTTAGATACATCATATAACTTCATCTTAGCTCTATCTACTCCAATAATAAAGGCACGATTTATAGATGGATCGTTATAACGATTCTTTAATTGTTTAATTTTCATTTGACCTAGTGCTTCTAGTTCTTCATTTGATATTAATGCAAACATAAAATCGGCCGTTGCTGGAAGACCAAACGATTCTGAAGTATCTTCTAATCCTATATCTGTACTTACAAATCCTGTTCTTGTTGTTTGTGTTGCACTGAATATTGGTACATTAAACTCTACGGCCAATCCTCTTAATTCTTCTGCAATAGCTTTAATAAAGAAATATGATGATATATTGCCACCTTTAAATCTACTACTAGAACATATATTTAAATAATCAACAAAGATAACATTTGGTCTAAAAGATTTCTTTAATGCAAGTTCGTTAAGTAATGCTCTAAAATGGCCAGCGTGTGCTGATGCTGTAGGATATTCTTTTATAATTAATTTACCAGCAGTCTTATTTCTAATCTTAGTAATCTTATCATCATACAGCTGTCTAGGCATACTGTGTAAATCGTCCATAGTTACATCTAATAGATTGGCATCAATACGTTCGGCAATTCTTTCTTCCGCCATTTCTAAAGTAATATACAATACATTTAAACCTTGTGTAAGAAATGCACTAGCACAATGACACATAAACAAAGATTTACCAACACCTGTGCCTGCTAATGCTATGTTTAAAGTTTTAGGTGGTACACCACCTTTTGTAATACGATTCATATAAGATAAATCAAATTGATATTTCTTTTCTTTAGTATGATAAAAATCAAATCTTCTAGTGGCATCTTCTATATAATCGTGGCCAATATGATTATCAAAAGAAACGGCCAATGCGTCTGCAAGAATACCAGGTATTGCCTCTGGTGTAAGTCTAGGATCTTTTTTATCTAATATTTTAATACCAGTCAATACTGCGTTATGTACTGCTCTGTCTTTACAAAATTTTTCTGTAGTATCTAACAACCATTGTAGATCAACCTTTTCTTCATTTAAAGAAGCTATTAATTCTTTAATTACATTAAATTCTCCCTCATTTATATCTTTTCTTTGACCAAGTTCTATGAGTAATGCTTCTTTTGTAGGAATATTTTTGTATTTGTTTACAAAGGTATCTATTTCCCTAAACAATATTCTTTCAGGACGTGTTGTAAAGTAATCTTCTTTACAAAAAGGTAAGGCCTTTCTGGTAAATGCTTCATTAAATATGAAATTACGTAGTACTGTAATCTCTATTCGTTCATTATTTAAATTCAACTTTTCCATCTGTCAATTGTTTTTCTAATAGTTCTACTAATATATCACCAATATAATTAATAAATTCTTGATTATTTGTATCTATATTGTCTGGATTTTTAATAATATCATAATCAAATTTCATTGGCAACGATCCATCAGGTTTTTCATCTTTAGCAAAAGCCACTTTGCCATACTTATAGACAATACCCAAATACTTGTCCTCAATTAACTTGATACAAGTAAAGTCATCTCCTTCTTTTTGTACAAAAAGATATTTTATTTTATTCTGCTCCGTAGAGGAACTTTTTCTTTGTTGCTTCATCTATCTGTTTCAATATTTCCTTTGTAAAATATTTTTCAGGTTCATCATTGATTGATTTACCAAACACTTTTGCACCATCTGGTAGTTCATATCTAGTTGATACTTTTTTGAATATGCCTTCTTCTTCAGCAATTTCTAACAAACCATAATATCTGTCTAAACCAGATTTGTATGTTAGTCTTACATCTATTTGAGCATTTTCTTTTGTTAACCTTGACTTATAGTTTTTACAGTGGATAATATTACCAATCACTTCGTTGTCGGCATCTTTTTCTTTTCTTTTGCCTAGATAGATGATTGATGAGGCTGCGTATTTAAGACCAGAACCACCACCCATTTCTTTTTGTGGATACATAGAACCTATTACGTCATATGTGTGGTTGGTCATTATCATTGGAACTTTTGCCTTACCAAGTTTCAATGTTAAAACTCTAAATGTAGATTTGACAATTTGTGATCTTGTCATATCTCTTGTTTCTTTTCCTTCTGCTGTATCTTCCATTTCTTTAGTTGTAGATAACATACCTAAACTATCTAATACAAACATTAAAGGTTTTCTTTTATCTTCTGGTTGTTCTAAATATTTGTCTAAAATTTTAATTGATTGATTTCTAAATTCTTGTACTGTAGCAACTGGAACAATTACCATTCTTGTAGCATCTACGCCACGTGATACGATCATTTCTTTTGAGATTGCACTTTCAGATTCAAAATAAATTACACCTGCATCTTTATTTTTATCTAAAAAGTTTTTACAAATTCCTAAAGCAAAAAATGTTTTGCCTGTTGCTGCTTCACCAGCGATTGCTGTAATTTTATTACTTGGCAAGCCACCAAAAATACTACCTGATAATAATGCGTTGAAAGAATATGAACCTGTATCTATAAAACTTGTTACGTCAGCACTGTCAACACCCTCACTTACAAGTGTTGCATACTCATTGCCTACATCTTTAATTATGTCTTTTAAAAAATTGCTCATATTCACTATACTCCTTTTCACTATAAATTAATGTATATTTAATATTTTCATTATATAACATTTCCTTTAAATTGTCAAGTTCTTTAGGAGGAAAGTTAGGCGATATTAAATAAGGTGGGTTCTGAAATCTGTTGTGTATTATTATTTGCATACTTATTCATTGTATCTTTTTTTAACCTTATAGGTTTCAATTCAGTTTCTCTGTTTAAAAACTTATAATCTAATTTAACTACATCAAAATCTGCTTGTAGTTTATCTGCGATCTTATATGGATCAAATTCTGAACAGCTATAAACATCAAATTGCATAATACCAGGATCTGTTTCGTCCCATACGTGCATTGCTATATGACTTGTTTCAATAACGGCCACTCCAGTAATACCTCTATTGCCTACAGTGTTACAATACTTAACGTAAGGTCCCATTAAAACTTTCATATCAATAAAAGATATAAAATCTTTTAACCAATTTGTTAATTGTTCTTCGTTTTTAGGTGGGTTTTTCACTTCGGCTCTAATAATTAAATGTTTGTGTATTAATAGTTTATTCTGTTCCATCTCTCTCTTAATTAAATTTTATTCTTCACCTCAAATCAATATATATAAAGTTATTTATATAAATTATTTTTTTATCGTATGATCTGTAACGAAGAATTTTTGGTCCAGATTTCAAGTTCATTTCGTATTCTATTTTCTTTTTTTAAAGTTTCATAACGAACGGCCGCTTTCTTTCTCCACCATTCTATAATACTTTCAAGTTCAAATTTATCATAAGTATCGTCCTTAATAATAGTATTTGTCTTGCCATTTACTATATCAATATAATTCTTTATACCATAATGACTTATATAATATCTTTTCTGTTCTGTCAAGTCTTTTGCGTTGTTGATAACTTTATTAAAATCTTCTAGTTCTGTCTTATCGTCTTTTAAAGATCGTTTGATTAAACCTATAATTGCATTGGTCAACTTTAACTTCTTACTTGAAGCATCTTCTTTTACCAGTTCGCCTACTATGTTCTCTACATAATCTTTTAATTGTTCATAAGGTTTACCATGTAACATAGGAATGAAATCGCTATCTGTTAGGCCTTTATATCTGACATAAGGTTTCATACCATCATACTGACTTGTTGCCTTACTGTTACCATATAAACTTGTAGTTTCAAATAAACATAAATTCATATCATACTTTTTATTCATCATCTCTCTTACTTTATGACTACAACAAATAGCAGCCAATAGTTTGCCACCAAGATAATTATAACCAAAAGGTTGAGATGGTACTATTACAAACCCCATAATGGCCGTTTTATTAAATTGTGATAAATCAGGAATATTACCTAACATTTCATTTCTAGGTTTCATATTAATAACTGGTGATGCCAATCTTATAAACCCTACAAACTTATTAGTTGTCATTTCTTTAACTGCTAATTTTAAATTTTTGCCAGGAATATTTACCATGTTACTATGACTTGATATCATATTGATACATGTGTCCCAAGTTGTATTATCTATTTCTAATACTTCTAACTTCATATCATTTGGCGACATTGTAAAATCGGAAAACAAATCA